GTGGAACTCTGTGCTTTAAAAGATATGGACTTTAACTTTGAATTAAATGAGTTACGAATAACCAAGACACTTTACAATCCTGATAATATGCGTAAATACATTCTAACTCCACCCAAATCTACAGGATCTATTGGTAAATTTAATATAATTGATAACGTTATGAATTTGCTCCAAAGACACATTGTTAAACAACAAGCTTTCAGACTTGAATGCAAGAAATTATTTGATGATTATCATGAAAACAACTTTGTTTTTGCCCACAAGAACGGCACTCATTCAAAAAAATATATTAATCCGTATGGAACGTATTCTCAAGAAAACCTCAATTAAAAAGAAAGCTACTCCTCACATTTTTCGGCACACTCACATATCGATGCTGACTGAAGCTGAAGTTGATATCAAAACAATCATGAAGCGAGTTGGTCATGATGACGCAAAAACGACATTGAAAGTCTATACACACGTTACGGAGAAAATGAAGAAAAATGCCAATGCGAAGATTAAAAATCACTTCTCAGACATCCTTCAAATCTGACTCGTTGCAGAGAATGTGATTTTTATGTGATTTTTATGTGATTTTTATGTGATTTTATAGAAAAGGGCTCCCTCTCGGGAGCCCTTTAAATAGCGGTATTACAGGGTTTTGAGGCCCTAATTACATCATGCCGCCCATTAATTCAGTTAATTGTAATATGTTTAATCTAGTGATATCAAACGTAACCACACCGCGTGTTTTCAAGCATTCTACCACATTTTAATTGTAATATGTTTAACGATAATTAATGGAGGGTAACGGGATGGTGTTACCCTTTTTGTTACCCCGTTACCCTTAAGCAGATTTTTTCGCATTTGCATTATAATCTTGCACAGCCTTTTCGATGACGGCCCGTATCTCTTGTTCAGTTACATTTAAGCCCATAACACGCAATCTGCCAATCACATAGTCAATAGCTTCTTGCAGCTTCTTATCACCTTCGAAATCTTTAAACACCGATTCGGCATATGCTACCGCCTCAACACCAACCTTGTGCAAGAACTCCCGGTCTTTAACAGAGGTATTCGATACATAGTATTCAGTAGCCTTCTGCTGCGCCTTTTTAAGAGCGCTTGTAGCAATCGTAGCCAATAGGCCTATCAGTGCAGTTACAATGGTTAATACGTAGGGTTGAGCCGCTTCTATTAATTGTTCCTTCATTATATGTCACTCCTTATTATAGTTTAGGGAAAATGTCTACCCGTTTTGGATTTGTCTTGTCCCAGAAAATACGTGCTCCTAGTGCTGTGGTTAGCGCACGAGCTGGAACATGACCGATACCGTTTATGTTTACCGTCTCTACCGCGCTGCCATTGATAGTCACCTTGCCGCCTGCGTATCCGATCTTACCGCCAAGCATTTCACCGATCGGCCGGGATGGTACAAAGGTGACGTTATTGATGCTATAGCCAACAAAATCCTTTTTGCCTACGATCACCTCCATTGCCGGGTACGGTGCTGGCTCTGCTGGTTTAGGAGTTACTGGCGTAGGCGCTGGTGCTGGCCCCGTAAACGGTACACCTATGTGAGCGCACAAGCCTTTGGCAATGGCAAGAGCAACACGATTTTGAAAATCTACGTCGAATAAAGCGGACTCCTCAACAACATTACTTATAAAACCGACTTCCAAAAGTACAGCATCCATTTTAGTGTGTTTAATAACGTAAAAACTACCATACGTTACGCCACGATCTCGCAGCCCTGTAGCCTCTACAAGTTGTTTGTGTATGGTGTTAGCAAGGTTTTTACTAGTCGGACGCATATAATACGTCTGTGTACCTGACGCCGATTTATTTGAATTACTGTTAGCATGAATAGATACAAAAACATCAGCGTTGGCCTTATTGGCTATAGAAACCCGCTCTTCCAATTCTAAAAATACATCAGTACGGCGTGTAAGAATCACCTTAAGTTCAGGATTATCCTTTAAGATAGCCTCTACTTTAATCGCCATCGTCAGGTTAAAATCCTTTTCATTTTTTTTGGTAGGGCCAACTGCTCCCGGGTCCTTCGCTCCGTGTCCTGCATCAATTACGATTATCTTTTTCGCCATCTCGTTGTCCCTCCAGTTGTTGGATTTGTCGGCATCTTGGGCAAAGGTAGACGTCGCCCAGAATAATAAAAAGGGCCGTCTTGGCCCCTTCAGAAAGTTTGGCAAATCTTCGTTTGGCGTGCTCGCATCCCATTCAATCCCCGCCTCCTGCATGATTAAATCTATCTTGGATTCCATCCGCATCATTCGTATATCTTGTTCCTCCGTCAGCAGCCATGGAAGCCACTTCCGTAGTAGTCTTTTCACTTTCTTTTGCTTTAGGATCAAAAATATTATTCCGGCTGCCGTCGACAGTGAAAGCCCATTCTTGATGATCTGTTCTGCCGCTGAAATTATGAAGTCGTACATTGCTGTCCACCGCCGGGTATAAAAACTTGTCTCGTGTTGTCGGGCCGAGTAACCATAAAACCATATTCAAAAACTCTGGTGATACCGCACATTCGCGGCTATCATCATCCAGTTCAATATATTCCATGTCGCTTCCCCCATAAAGAAAAGGACCGCCGATAATCCGGGGTCCTTAATAAGGTGTGTAGTTAGTAATCATTACCACTCGTTTCCAATATAGAAACGGTTATTTAGGAAATCCTTTCATTGTATCTCTAGCGATCTGATTTCTTTCGCTTAACAGTGGTTCAATTCGTACACGCTTTTCACGCGCACTCATTGTCTTATCTTTTTCAATCTCACGAATATCAGCATTTATACCGCTGAGTTTTTTCGCTGCTTTCTCCAACGTCTTTAAATCACGTTTACGCGAAAAATCTTCTTTGTTAAGTTTGGCAGAAGCCTTGTCGCTGGATAACTTATCTTTTAAGTCATATAGCTTCTCTGAAGATTTTGTGCTTTGCAAAGGGTCGACTAAAAATGCCTTAGCAAACGGTAATTGTTCTAATCGCTTTTCTGGCGCGTCTGGACGATCAACCAAGCCAACTCCCTTTAGCATTGAATCTATAGCCGAAGTAGCATAATTACCCAATCCAGCCGTAAGTCCTTGTATTGTATTATCCATAATGCGCGGCGAGGAAAAGTTTTTTAGCGGACCCTCATCTCCAGTAACAGCACTTGATATACCAGCTAAAAATTTAGCCGTTTCCGTCGTGCGTACGGGATCATACTGATCTTTATACTTCAACCCCTGTTCGCGCTGTGGAATAATTGGGCCTTCACGGAAAAACGAATAGTTGGCCATACCTTCGATAAAAGGCCATAAAGCTGTTATTTGAGCAGGAACAGCAGCATCCTTCAATGCCCGTTTTGCGAATCCGTCAAAAGCTTCTCTGTCATTTTCATAAGCAAACTTCAACGCTCGTTCAGGTAGGTTTGCAAATATAGGAGCAATATCAAACGGCTTTGGTATCCTAGCAACTACATCTGTATTTGGAACAGCCCATAACCAAAAGGTATCCTTCATCCAATCGGCTGCATCATCTATGGTTTGGCGCTGCGTTTCATTTGCAAGATAATGATTAGAAATAAAGAATCCTACTGTTGGTATCGTTACCCCTGATATCATCCTTGCTGTAGTTCCCATGGGGTTTTCCTTTATGGCCCGGATTAACTTTGATTTACCCTGAATATTTGCGTTGAGGAATGCGACAATTCGGTTGGCTTGTCTTATTCCGGAACCAGCACGAGCAAAGTCCATAAGGTCACGCGCACGGTATGCCGCTTCTTGAGGGGTAGCACCCTTCCGCAATGCAGCTCGGTATTCACCGACTTTTGTTGCGGATTCCGTTACATCCGTGATTGTGCGAAGCATGTTGATAAATGCCTTGCCAGTCACAACGTTCACAAACTTTTTGCTTGGCTTCTCCTTTAGCACCGATTCCAGCGCTTTGCGGTGAATGTTTCTATCCATAGAAAGAACATTCCCATATGCTCCAAGGTTTTCAATCCATTCTTGGTACAGTTTTCCCTTTGAAATAGATTGAATCAAACCAGCCCCGAAGTCAGTAATCGGATTGAATCCACTTTTACTCACTACATAAGCTTGTAGAATATCGCGCATTGGGTTACGCAATGAAAATTCAGGAGTAAGGGTGGCGCCAGCACGTAGTAATGATGCAGGCTTAGACAAAATATTCATCATCATGGTGCTAGATTCTTTGTCTAAATTCATCAATGCTCGGTACACTTCTGGTTCCACTTCGTACTTTACACTCTTACCGTCCTCTTTGACATTGACCACGTTCTTACGTCCAACCTGTTCGCTCTTTTTTAGTTTACGAATAAAGTTCCCATCAGTATCTATTTTAGCAAGCTTAGAAATTTCAGTAGCAACCCTATTCCGTTCAGCTGCATTCACCGTTTGAAAAATGTTACGTACCATATTTTCAAGCGGATCTACAACTTTCTTTTCAGAACCTTTTAACGCCTTGACCGGACTAGCGACATTAGCAAGGGACTTCGACAGGCCGCCCGCAAACGCCTCTGGGGTGTCGTCGAACGCACGGAACAATGGAATATAGTTTTCCCAACGATTATCAAGCACACTGGCCAATTCCTTACTGACTACGCCACTATCAACAAGCTCCTTCATCATGTCTTTTCCTACCTGAACTAGCGCTTTACGCGCCGTTTCCATTTCTTCAGATCCTTCGTACTTACTTATAACTTCTTCAATCTCTTTATTTGTAAACCCTGATTTATACCCGGCGGCATTAACATCCTTAGCGTGTACAGCAAGAGCATATCTTCCAAGGTCATCCGATGTGTACCCTGCTTTTTCTGCCGCTGTTATTACAGGGCCAAGACGCTGTTTAACGATCTGATGGGCCTTTTCCGGCGCTCCTTTATACAACCTCGCCTTCTTATATAGACTGTCTTCTGCACTTGCTACACGACCAGTTACGCGCTTTTCTAGACCAGCTAATGATATAACATCATCTTCGAATTGCGATCTTATCTTCTCTATCTTTTGTGAAAAGTTTGTTCTACGTTTAGAAGCCTTATTGCTAATTTTTGCAGCGAATGTATCAGCATCACCAATATCCTGAGAATTGAACTTTACAGCAGTTTCACCTTCTTTTGTAGCAAGGCGTTCCTGTTTCCGTAGTTCCTCTTTGGCTGCGCGATAAGTTTTCTCGGCATGCGGACGGAAGTTTTCGCCTACCTCTTTAACCATTTCTTCGGTCCAGTCAGCGAATTTTATTGTACCTTTACCCATCTTAGCAGCACCAATGATAGACCAGTCTTTCCACTCTGGCAGAGGGTTAGAGTTCAGGTTATTCTTACGCTTCTGTATTCGCTCTCTGGCGGCTTTTTCGGCTTCATCAAGGTAATTGTATACCCGATCTCTGACACGCGGTTGCTGGATGGTCCTGACGATTTCCTCTGCTTCTACTTCCGGTGTAATTCGTTGTTGTTCAACCTTTGCTACTTTGGCATTAGCAGCATCTAAACGCGCTTGCCTTACGCGCATGAACTCAGGTACAGCAGGATCGTTTATATTAAAGTTTTGTTGACGGTTAATAGAAGACTCACTCACCCGTTGTACAGGTTCTCGGCTTGTACCAGGACGAGCGCCCACACGTTGTGCAGGAATAGGAGCTTCACCAATAAAAGTAGAATTACGGCCTGCTGGAAGCCCTAACGGTTCAGGCTTCCAATCCGTAGGGTTTACAATCGCATCGTCTCCACGCGCTAAGCTAGAACGCTGTCCGGCCTGTGCCATGCGTTGATCGCCGCGACCAAGAGGCAATGCTAGTGTCTCTTCTGGTAAAGTTGCACCTCTGGTTCTTCCTCTGCTAATACCAGCTCCTACACCTCTTATAAGCAAGTCGCCGCCTGCTCCAAAAGCTGCCCCTAAACCTGCATTGTGTAGCATCTCCTGTCCAGACGTTTGATCCTGGTTAATACCAATTGCTGTGTTTCCGACTGCACCGGCAGCGGCCCCACTGAGAGCGCCACGTGTAAAACGTTCCGCTGTCCCGGCACTTACTCCCGGGATTCTAGCGGCTTGTCTACTAATGGTATTTGTAAGTGCATTCCCGGCGCGTGTAGCAAGTCCGGCTTCTGCGGCAGCCAGTGGTCCAGTTATTAAGTTCTGTCCTTGAATACCAGGAGCAGCAGGGTTAATGGCTAAAGCAGCGATACCACCAATACCCCCAGTTATATCCGCTACTTTATCCGCTGTAGCATTACCTGTTGTAACATCGTAGTAAGGTTTATCGCCTGTCACAGCGCTACCGATTTGTCCAAACGTACGTGTAGTAAATTGTCCGGGCTTATTGTCCAAGACAAGACCAGCAATACCCTGTGCTAGTGGTTTCACTGGTGCAATCGCAGGGAACCTTTCTACATCTTTATCTATGCCTTCCATCCATTGTTCATATGCGCTCAATGGCTTGATTGTTTGCCCTGTTGCCGCTCTATACGTACCTATGGCATCCCGATTGCCTTGAGTCGCTTGGGCAAAAGTGGAATTCTCAATAAAGCCCGGCCCGATAATAAGTGAAGGTGGCAACTTGAGGCGGTTTTTCTCACGTTCGGCCGCCTGTCGTTGCATCTCCTGACCTGCGTAGTTCAATCCTTTGTTAACAAAGTCCTTCACACCCGGACTTGTTAGAGCACTCTTTACATTGTCTAATAACGTAGGAGGTGAAATATCAGCAGTACGATTTCGCACAGCCGCGAATTCACTTTCAGCATTACCACCACCTACATTGGGATTACTGGCACGAGCCAATACCCTAGCTTTGGCATCTGCTCCTTGTTTTTTTCGATTTCGCACTGCGTCAAATTCGCTTGCCATCTAATCCACCTCAATACCATTTATTTTTATCCCAAAATGCGAGAGCCTTTTCAGGTGTTCCGTATCTAGCTTTAATGTATTTCAATCCTGCAACTGATTGTTGATAGGGATCATTCCAATTTGTAATGCCTTGACCGTACCCTTTACGAGTACCGTCTAAGAACTGAAATAACCCCTTAGCTGTGGACTTTGGATTTTTCGCATTCGAATTAAAACTAGACTCTCGCGCTACTAATTCTTCTACTGCTCGCTGCCAGTTGGCTGGATACCCACCGTCGGAAATCGCCTGAGAGATGGCACTAGATGCAACAGAATAATTCCTTGGGTTAGCCTTAGCATCCTTAGTAGCTTTGTAATAGTTTTTGTAGGCCCCGGAGCCACCGGGGCTAGTCAGTTTCCCGAGTATAGTTTCTTGAATTTATCAATTTCCTTCTTATTCATACCGAGTGATGAAAGGATTTGACGTGTCTCAGCATCGCTCAGGCCAGCATCAACAACATTCTGGAACATCTCTTGTCGTTTGCTTGCATCCGTGGTTATCTTCGTTCCTTCTTTGACGCTATCCCCGTCATCATTTTTTCCATAGACAGGAACCGAATATAAGCTTTGCATGCTTTGCAGAACTTGGTTAGCTGTCAGACCACCAGACGCGCCGCTTGGATTTGACTGTCGATAGTCCAAATCTGCCCATTGTCTTGCGTTATCATCTTGGCTAAGTGCAAGCGTAGCCTGACGATAGGCTGTATTATTCTGCTCTTGCAAACTCTGTAGAGCATAATTCATGCCAAACTGGCTAACATCCCGGTCAAAGGCTGCTTGCCATTGCTTATCTGTAATCGCATCCCGCGCCACTTGATAAGCAAAGTTTTGATCATACTGTCGAACACCTTGGTTATACTGTGCTGTTTGAAGGTTCTGCGTAAATGCTTGACCCTGTGCTGCTAGATCCTGCTGTTGAGCTTGCAGAGTGCGGATACCCGGATTAACTGCACGTGCCACAGTAGAGTTTACATTAGCTGCATAAGCATTAGGATTAACGCCCATAGAAAGGAGTTGCGCCCGTAATCCGTCAGCCTGTGCGCTGTACTGCGCCCGTTGCTGTGCGGTGACTCCCTTAGCTTCTGCTTGTTGCTTGAGGGATAGGATATTATCTACAATCGTTTGCGCACCCTCTGGCATGTAGTTGCCTGTTAATCCAGCTTCCGTTACACGGTTACCAAAGCCGCGTTGGTCCTCGCCTTGGTACATCTGTGCCAGCGTAGCCATGTTAGAAAGTTGTTGTTGCTCCTGCGCTTGCTGGTTCTGGTAACGGGAATAAGCTTGGCTGACCAATGCCGGCACAACTTCCGTTTCGACACGCCCCATTTGATCGGCTGCAATTTCGGCGGATCTGTCGCTTGTGATGGTACTATTCAGGATGCCGCGGCGGTTCATCTCAGCTTGAGTCTGGTTGGTTCCAGTTTTAATATTGGCCTGCGCACGTTGTAAGGCCGCCTGATATTCTGGATCGCTATTAACGTCATAGCTGAACGGCGTAGACTGTTTGGTAGCTATCTGCTTCATTAGCCCCATCAGCTCTGACCCTTGCTGTGTGTTGGCGCTCTGTGTGTTAATTGGCTTGAATGGCGCTGCTGTTGGCTGTGCCTGCGTAGTCGTAGGTGCCTTATATCCCAAGTTGGTGGTTAGATACTTCTGCTGTGCCGATGTATCCAAACCAGCAGCCTGACGTTGCTGTATGACCTGTAAGGCCCGCTGCGTCTCGTTCTGCTTGTATGCAGAGTTATTGGCTATACTAGACTGGTTCTGTGCAATCTTCTTCTTTAATACTCCCTCAGCCGTGTTATAGTCTGCTCCACCATTACCAATCTTCAATTGTTTTGTGACCGCCATATCTTCACCCCTTTGGGCATAATAAAAGGACCCCCGTATGAGAGTCCTTAGTGATTATTTATTTGAATCTTCAAGCTTTACTTCTAGCTTGGCAATATCTTCATTGTACTTAGCGATCTTTGCTTTGTACTCAGTGATTTTTTTGTTATTCTCCTCTATCATTTCTTTCGCATGGGTTAAAGATTTTTTTCTATTTTCCTGAGTAATCGGATCATTGCTGTCTGGAAGATTCGTTAATTCGTCTATTCTTTTGTTGTATTTAACTTGACTGTCCTCAGTGTCACGTAACAATCCTTCCCAAAAGGCTTTATTGCTCTTTGTAGAAACTATCATAGCTTCTATATTTTGCGTGTAAACCTGTTTTGCTTCATTTTCCTGTTGAGGATTTTTCTTTGTTTCCACAGAAGGTTTTACACTAGCTTGGGTATCTATTTGAATTGTTTTTCCATCCACTTTTACACCTGCCCCCAATGAGTCGGACACAGCACGTAATGGTACGTGTGCTTTTCCGTCAACTACAATTGCATTTTCTGCTAACGCACTGCCATTGACTTTAACCGTATATTCTCCTGCTACCGTCTGCCCGACCATAGATTTAATCTGATCCGCAAAGGCGCTGCCTGCTGTAGCAACAATTGCACCAATAATAAAAGCACTTAATAGATGCGCTAATTTTTTCACGTTGATACCCCCGAATAGTAGATTTGACCCAATTCTACCATTCGACAAAGAGGTAGTAAACGAGTTTATTCTGGTGCACTTGCAGGAATAAACACTGTAGCAACAGTTCTTGTTTTACTGTACAGTTTCAAATTTCGTGTACTATTGTCGAAATTGGCATTGGTTATCATATTGTTCTCAATATTTCCGTTAATTTCTGCGAGTTGTTGCGATAGATCTTTTATATGTTCTATCTTTAAGCCAGTAACTTCTAGGGCACCTGTAAAATCTATCGGTCCTTCAAGATAAGTTTTATCATCAGTAGATTTAATATGAACACTAGCCATATTCCCCACATGAAAACCTTCTGCATCCCCGTAGATAGATCCACGCGGGGAACCGTTATCCATGAACAGTAGCGCCCCACCATCGTCAGCCTGACCAAGCGACATTGACTCTCCACCTTGTGGGCCATACGCCTTGAATCCTGCCGGTGACATCTCTACTTTAGGGAACTGGTCCCGACTGGTAGCGATATACGACCCGTATATTTCAACTGAATCAATCGTACCCGCTGTTATCGCTCCCAAATCTGCTGCAATCGCAGAAAGCTTTTGAACATTCATTTTAGCTGCCGTGATAGTTCCTGTTACAAGGACATCCCCATCAATTTCATTTACGTTGCGTGTGTCCAGGTTATTGAGGATGTACAACAACTCCTCGGTCTGCATTACAGACGCATTATGCAGTTGTTTAACCAGCGTCCGCAGTTGATCCACGCCTGATTGACTTATATCCCCCAAACTGGGGTTTACAGATGGCAACTCAACATTAGCCATTACGTTTCGACACCTCCCGTATAATACGATGTATTTTTGCTTTACCTGTACCGTATAACTTAAGGCGGTACCAAGTCTCTGGAGTACGAACAATAACAGGGATTCTGATACTTTGGATTGCACCTGTACCATTGCTGGTCGTATACACCTGATTCCACGTACCACCTTCTGTACCGCCAGTATAGGCAACATTGAGAGTAGAGCCGGGCTCTATGTCAGCTACGATAAACAGACGGTTGATGGTCTTTCTGACTGTTTCGTCGTCTTCTGCAAACGGCTTAGTCTCAATAGACCAATTTATCGGTGAACCAGCAAAGTCATTTCCACCCACCCTCATGATCTTGCCGTCTGCCGTACCGAAGTACAGCGTTTGACCGTCAAGGAAATAAGACGTTGCCACGAAGCTAACAGGCCACCAACGACCACCCTGTATGTCGTATTTCAATGTGACATTAGGCTGTGTTGCCGTGCCAGTCACCAGCGATAGATAAACAAAACGCCCATCTGTGCCAGCCACACAGCGATGGGCGTATGTCATATTTATTTGGGCGATGTAATTTTTTATCGGGTCACTGATCTTCGTAGGCGCAGCGCCTCCCATGTAGTCGTAGAATCCGTCAGGGCCAAGCCAGAAAAGAGAATCCCTTGTCGGCACAATGGAACGGTCTGAAACGCATCCTACGCCATATGGCTGAGTCATATTGAAGTTGGTAGAGTCCTCGCCAAACAGCTTGTGCATAGTGTTACGCTTGAACAATATGACGTGATTGGAGAAAGCGGTCAGGCCGCTTGGCTTCTCTCCATCGGACGTTTCCACAGTGATCTTCCCCGTACCCACATACTTATCCGTGCTGCTCCAATCGTTAGCATCTCGCAGCCCTGAGAAGGACAACAGGTTATCACCCTTTCCGGCTAAAAAGAACCTATTGGAGTGAGTGGTCATGAATGCACTTCCAGACGGGGCGCCCGAGACTGGGGATAATGTCGTGCCATCATATTGTTGAAGCTGAAGACTACCGTCGAGAAAATAGAGCTTGCTTCCATCAAAAAACATTGATACATCCCACAGACGATCATCGTTAGAGTCGGAATAAGAATAGATCGGCGTCCACACCAAGGAGGGGGAAAGCTTGTACAACCCGCGCGAATTACCGCTATACCATTCTCCCTTAAACATGAAAATTTTATTTATTAATCCTTCATGCTGCAAGTATGAGGTGTACCCATCGACAACCTGTACAGTGGGGTACACCGCTGAATCCATATTTACCACAGACAAACATTGAGAGTCATTGATTTCTATAGGCTCAACGGCTTGGTTTACCCCACCAGCTAGATTAACCACAGCCTGCTTTGTCTTTTGAGGTATGTTAGTCCAAGCTTGCATAATCAACCTCCTTACTTGATGCTTCGGGATGTTTCAACCCATCCAGTACCAGTGCAAAGTAATTCGAGGACTGTGTCTGTTGTAGACTGTAAATTTACAGAACCTTGTAATGATATATTTCCATTTGCAACACTCTTATTTTGTACGATCATAGCCCCCGTGAATATTATGGTAACTCTTTTTCCAAATGGTAGTATATTGCCGTCTAACTTAAGAGAATTCATTGTTGTGTTGCCAGTTATTTTAAATATTTCGACGTGAACAGGTATTTGCATATCATAAGTAGATGATATCGAGATAACATCCGGCGGCGAAGCTCCTGTAACATTACCATCGACACTTATAAGGTTAGATAGGCAATAGATATCTGTTACCGAGCCACTACCCTTACATACATTGCCGGTTATTTTTACGTACTTGCTGTCAGCAGATACATAAACTCCATACTTTTGATTGTTCCCATTCTCAATACGGTTATTTGCAATTACTATATTTTCAGAGAATCCGTCCGCTGTGACAAATGGATCTCCCAAATGGACCATAATACCAGCGGTTACGGTCATTCCATAGTTGGTTTTGTTGTTCAACATTACCGTGTTACCTACAACAGTTGTATGGACAGTAGAATTTATTTCAATTCCTAATAGCCCGCTGAACGTGACCAGGTTATCGGTCACTACACATCTCGCGCAGTTGCCCATGTCTATACCAACACCAGAATTACTAATAACCATGTTACCGTCAATTACTGAATTGAGCGCTTGAACAACAATCCCCTGTTCAGATGATGTCGTACCATTCTCTATGACCTGATTATTAGTGATCATGGTACTTTCTGCACGTACTGTAATGCCGTGAGACACATTATTCCGTACAATATTCCCGTCAATAGTAACGTAACGACAGGCATTAACTGTGGTAGAGACGTATTCTAAACGAATACCATCCAGTGTATTTTCGTAAATTTCATTTTCGGAAATAGTAATGTATTCTGATCCGTTCTGTATTGTCCCATAACTACTGATACCGCGTTGACTGTTATTGTGTATGCTGTTTGAAGTTATATCCAACATCTTTGTATCGGAAAACATTATTCCGTTACCATTGTTATTGGCAAACTCATTCATATCAATCTCAATGTTTGTAGAACCTTGAACAGCAACAGCGTGACCGATCACATTTTTTATGGTTACCGCTTGGATAAGCGCTGTTGTGACACTTTGCAACATGATCCCGTTATCGCCAACGGTTTGTTTGCTTTTATTACCTTCAATGGTCAGGTCAGTTATACCGACATTTTGAATGGATGTGCCAGACAGGATATGATCATTACCAGCATCTTTGAATTTCAAAGTGGTTGTTATTTTCCCGCTTCCCATGAGCCGAACGTTATCCCTTAATGTTAAAGGGCCGCACAAGTAAACCCCAGGAGTAAAGTAAACATTTCCTCCACCCAGCAAAGAAGCGCTGTCTATAGCCAGCTGAATAGCGGATGTATCATCAGTTGTTCCGTTACCGACTGCTCCAAATACTTTTACGTAGTAGAACGCATCGCCCCACATCCGTTTATTAATTTCAGCATTTCGGTACTGGCTCGCAATTAGCTGCGATGCTTGGCTCATGTCCACACCCCCATGACATCTTCAATAACAGGGTAATCCGGTGTTTCATCGTTAGCCTTTTCAAACTCGGTAATCAGGCCGTTGTACTTAGCAGTGTAGTTATTTACCATCGCTACATCATTAAAATTCTCGGCAATTTGCACCAGTGCGCCATACACAAGAAGCATGTGGAAGTCTCTATCCAACTCAGGTTCTACGGATGTGTTGCCTGCTGTTAATTGCTGTGGTTCCCGGTTATAAAATATAGTCAAACCACCATCTATGTCCTCAATAGGTGTAGGATATATGCCCAACTCTCCACCATCGGTGAAGTAGTAGAATGGTGTATTAGCGCCTTTCTTCACATCCTGATACATGTACTCCATATCATTCACAAGCACATCAATAACATTAGTTCGAGCGCAGGGTAAAGGATAGGCAAATACATCCTTCAATATGTCCATTTGCCACATCGTATTGATGCGAAATGTTGTACGAAACAGTTCGTTTTGTATCACGTTTATCTTGCGGATTACGCTGTCATTGGACAGGCCATGTGGGTATTTCTCTGCGATTTCGTCCAGCATTTCTTGTAATGTCACGCTGTATCACCCCTCAATAGACAAAAGAGCCCCAATCGGGGCTTTGTTACATACCTTTTATTTCAGTTTTGGTGCTGTTCTCAATACGTTGATTAACCTCACGGGTCATTTCGTAGCTGTATTGATAGATTTCTGCAATGGCTTCCGGTACTTCAACGGACTTACCACGAGGCACCGTGTACACTACGCCATTAAATCCGATAGGTACTACCTTATCATTAGGGTTGGTCGGATCATCCGGGATCATAATTTTAACTTTCGGCATTGCCTTAAGTTGTTCCAATACACTTTTTTCAGCAGCAGCAGCTTCACGCTCCAAAGCTTTCTCTTCCATCTGCATTTGTTCGGGTGTTTTCTCAGTATCTTTCGTTGCCATGTTGTTTCCTCCTCAAATTAAAAGGAGCCCGAAGGCTCCGTGTATTAAACTGTTGCGCCAGATTCGTACCGTACGATAGCCAGTTCTTGCAGTCGTACAGCCGCGAATGCACATTTCCATGCTACGGTGTTGAACTGGTTAAGCGGGTCAGCTACACCACCAGATCCAGCTGGATGAACGATAATTTCAGGTTTCATAGATCCTTCGATATCCGGCAGGCCATAAGCACCGCGGCCGAGGAAGATAGTAGCGTATGCGTCATTGGCAGCAGGAGCACCAGCCGAACCAGAGGCGTATTTAACGCCATTGTCTACTTCCATGAAGTAAATGCCGTACATCTTACCCAACATACCTTCTTCGCGGTTCTTGGTGTCTACATAGGTGTTCTGGTCTTTCCACTCTTGCAACTGCATGATGTCGAGTGCTACGTCTGGGTGGACCATCGCTACATAGCCAGTACCACCATTAGGCAAGCGGATTGGCTTAACCTTGTTACGCTTCATCGTCCGACGTACCTTCAGGATATCCAGCGCTGTGATCTTATCTGCCGGCAGCAATGTACTACGGGATGCCTTGCCATTTGCATAAAATACATTTGTTCCCGCAGCCACAACGTCACGTCCAATGATGTCAACACTCTCACCAGCGTTTTCACCCATGAGACCAGCTGTTTCTTGCAGCAGTGGGTCAAGACCAGTCAGGTCAATAAACTCAGAGATCTTCGCCCATGCCCCGTACTCCTGTACAATAGCTGTGATTTTTACGATATCCAAGTTCACACCGTCTGGAGTCACGCCTTCAGTCAACGCCGTGGTGTTAACAGCCAAAGAGTTCAGGCGGCGGAAGCTTGTTGTCGCACCCTTACGCTTAGGGATGTTCTTGTTTTTTTCAGCAAATTTAGTCCATTGTAGCTCAGGAATCAATCTCTCCAACATTTCGTCTTGGTAAAACTCCGCTTGTTCTGCCGTTAATGCGTTAACTCCGGTTGTTGCGTTATAACCTTGTACTTGTGTTGCCATGTCTGGTCATCTCCTTAGTTTACGCGTCCACGCCTGCTGTCTCTAAATGCTTTACGCTCAGCCGGAGTCATACCGAGGTATCCACCCTTTTGATCTGGCGCATCTGCACCGAGAGAGCCTGTGGAGCTGTCCGCGTTTTGTTGTAGTTTTCGTATTGCCTCTTGCTCCGCTTGGGCTCTAGCTGTGTTCACTCGCTCGTCATATGTAAAGAGCTTGTAAGCAACATCCAGCGGATACCCATTAGTAGCAGCGAGGTTAATAACATCGTTTTTGTACTTGCCAAAGTCAGGATATTGCGTGTCGTCCTTTTCCATAGCAGCTATCTGAGCCTCTACCTGACGTAATGCATCAGCTTCCCGAAGCTCATTAAGCTGCTTTTCATACTCACTAACCTTCTGGTTAAGCGGCTGTAGGTGATTACGAATAACTTCCTCGTCTACGCCCAACTGCTCAGCCTCTTGCTGTATGCGTTTGTCCATCTCAGCCTGTTCCAGCGCGGCCATGTAATCATCGTGGTTATCAAATCCGTAATACTTAGCTGTGCGATCAAGCATTTCTTGATAACGCTCGGCTTGCTGGGCTTTTTCGGACACCTTGTCGTAATTCAGTCCCTTTTGGACCCAATTCGGTACCTCATCCTCTGGCACAAAGCGTTCTTCCTTGTTGTACTTGACCTTTATTCCTTTGGGCTCTTCCTGTGGTGGGGAATCTTGCCCTTCTGTTTGTGTGTTAACTTGCTCTTCTACTACCTGATCGGCAGCAGTTTCAATTACTTCCTCTTCGCTATGGTTGGCGTTCGGTTCTTCGTACATGGTTGAATCCTCCTTGCTCTATGGTAGGAGCAAAATTGTATATAGAAAGGGCCTCCGCAGTCTCAGCAGAAGCCCGTATTACATGCCTATTGGCACTGGTTGTTGCATTGGTGTAGCTTGTGGCATTTGTCCCATCATTTCTGGCGCTGGCTGCTGTGGAGCAACCACATTAAGTAGCGTCATGACCTGTTGTTCTGGAGTGAGAGTGTCAAACTGTGCTCGTTCCTCCGGTGACATTTGTTCAACGATCTGTTCCATCATGCCGATAATACCTTTCTTCTCATCCATTTCCTTCATCAAACGATCTCGATAAGGTACTGTGTTCTTCGGCATGTACTTGAGGTACTGCTCATACGTGATGTGACCAGCAGCAAGGGCGTTCTCAAGCCCAGAAACTACTAATGACTCACTGTATGTGGATGATGGACCAACGTCGATCTTAAGCGTAAATCCTACATCCTGATACTGCGATCCATTAAACATAGTGGCGTAATCATCGCCTTCATCGTCTTTCAGAAGAACCTGACGCGGTAGGTTGTACTTCACCTTAAAGAAATCTTCCCAGATGCGTCCAATGTCCTCTATAGCCCGGTAAAATCGGCGCTTGATAGACTCAATTGGAATGGCAGCAGCCTTTTGCAGCAGCATAATAGCCGTAGCGTTAAGGTCTGCGCTGGGTGCTGATCCAGTCGCTGCCTCGTCTGCTCCGGTCATTTGGCGAGTAAAAGCCATGATAGATTCGACCAAGTTGGCAGCATTTGCACTAATCGGACCCGGATTAAGGTAACTCACTCCACCATTGCCAGGAGGTGAATTGTCCTCTATCATCTCGCCGGGTGCGTTAGTCACTTTGCTTGGGTTGATAGCTCCTGACTTGTACACCAGCTTAGGCCAGCCTGTAAGCTGCACAGATAGGATCTGCATGGCCACTAATGTGTTGATGGCCTTCTGGTTAGGAATAAGCCCTTCCGTGTCTCCTATGCCGTGTATGGACTTCTTACGTCTATCCCATTGCATGACCACGATAGGGTAAAGTGATAACCCTGTGGAAGTTGGCTTCTTGATGGTGATACCAGATGCGATTTTACAGAACATGACCTGTCCTTTTTCTCGCCAGTAGCGCGTGAGCACCGTCACCTTACTGCTATCATTAAGCTCCACCTTCGCCATGTCATACCCTTGATCCTGAGTTTCCTTGTCCGGTTTAATCTGCTTTGCCATAAGTTCAGTAACACCATTGGCTTTAGCCATCTCACGAACACTCTCAACCATTTCACGACTGTTAATGAGGATGTATGGTTGCTTCTGAACATTGCGCTGTTGCGGATTACCAAAGAACACATTAATCGGATCAAGGACCTCACCTTCCATCTCTCCAATGTATGGGTACTTGTTGCCGCCTTTAACGTCGTTGTCCCAGTAATAATGCCATATAGCTGTGCCCGTGTTGGCCGCTGTGTCCAGTGCTTCTTCGTTAAGCTCATCCTGCTTGATACGCTCCCATGTAGCCTCGCTGTTACGGCTGAACAGTTCGCCAGGGTCATCTTCTTGCTCCGTCTGCTGATCATCCACCTCTTCGAGTGAGAATATCATCTTAATCTGCTCACTCATGACGTTCGCGACCTTATGTGTCTCGATCATCTTAATGACGTTGAATACAGGTCGTGGCAAATGCTTAGTCCTCTGTGTAGCAGCAGGCCACTGGTCGGACGCTTTGAACCGCTCATACTCAGGCCATTTATCAAGAAAGCCCATCCTACGGAAATAGGACAGGCCATCTTTATATTGCTTCTCCAGTTCTCCAGCCAGCTTATCAACTGTCTGCTGCATGCTTATTCACCTTCTTTCTTAGGCAGGCCGTAGAGGTACTCAGACATTAGGCTCTGCACCTCTTGTTGTTGCGCTTGTGTGAGCGGTACTGGTGGTTTTACCTCACCTATCAACTCACGTAGTTTGGCGTTAATAAGCTGCTTCGTTTCTTCCTCCAAGTCAGGCAGCCTGAGCAATTCGCCTAGCTTTGTCGCATCATCTACCATCCTAAGTAGTCACCTCCTGCATTATTGTCGTCACTACGGAACGGGAATGGCGTTGGTGGTGCAGATGCCTCTGGTAATGTTCCGCTAAAGTAAATAAACCTGTGCAACGCTTGTGACATGGCATCCACCTGATCATCATGCTTACCATTCGGGAAGCTTGCTGCTTCTTCCACAAAGTCATGTACCCATTCAACTCCGCGTGGGATAAACACGTTACCACTCTCGATATAAGCAGATACCGCATTAACCCGGGCTACCTTACCACCCTCTGGATTAACTGGTATGATACCGCCTATTTCGCTGTGTAGAGTGGATATGATTGCTGAACCGTTGGCCTTGTCCTCAATCAGTTTCCAAGCAGCATCAGGATGCTTTTGATGGACGTTCCTTATCGTCTGGAGCGTAGCCATGAAGTTCATGCGTGCACGTACCTGATCAATCAAGTACATATTAGCCCTACTCTTGCCCCACACCTGAATAACCACATAGTCACTGTCGTCATTGTCCTTGAACGCTGCATCTATACTGATCAGCTTGGAAGCCATCGGCGGCAGCGCATCGTAATATTGCCACCATTGACGCTTAAGCAAATTACCCTCTTGGCTGGTTGGCCTGCCTTGATACAACGCATTAAATGAGGATGGGTACTTTTTACGCGTTTCAATAAAATCATAGCTATATCTCTCAGGCCATAACGGATCTCCAGGATCACGGCCTAACAGATCACCTTCCTCAGCTTCAAGTGGCAAGTTAATCATAGTCATGGGTAGCGGTTCACCATATTCGGGATTCTGCAATCTCCCAATCAAATCATCTTCATGCCAACGAGTCATGATGAAAATACAAATAGCACCCGGATGTAGACGTGTAGAGAATGAGTCAACCCATTCGTCCCACATCTTATCCCGGTACACTTGTGAATCTGCTTCTTCACGGTTCTTGATCGGATCGTCGATAATCATAAGATCCGCGCCCTCACCAGTTACACCAGCGAGAATACCACGTGAGATCATACCACCTCGCGTTCCGTCTATATCCCAGTCGGATGAAGACTTGGATGTCGGGCTGATCTTAAGCGAGAACATATCTTCACCAAGTAATTTCATCTTCTGTAGATTCTTCTTGCCAAATTTAGACGCGAACGTGGTGTTGTATGATCCCTCGATGATCCGATCATTCGGGAAATGTCCCAAGTAGTAGCTAGGCAATGTCTCCGTTATCGTCATAGACTTGCCATGTCGTGGAGGAATAGAGAAGCCAAGGTATTGATTCTCCATAGGAATCTTTCCCTCTACCATAGCTTTCTTACGCTCTATTGCATCCTGAATGATTTCACAGATGAACTCGCCATGTCGGCTATCCTTGTATAACCCACCATGTGCGTATTTAACATAGTCATAATAGTTACTCTTGGCTGATTCCTTTTCCTCTGCCTCAAGCAGTTGTAGAAGCTCCATTTCCTCGGCGGCGGTTAAGCTCATCAATTCTCGCCCTCCGTTCTTCTGCGGTCAGGCTGCTTAAGTCCTGATTCGTGTTGTTGAGTCCACCAGATAAGCCAACATCCTGTTTATCCTGCCAGCCATAATTGTTTTTAAGGTTGAAGATAACGCCTGCTGGATTCTTTGTGGTAAGCAATGTTTCCTCGGTGAAATTCTCAATACGAGCCTTTGCTCTTTTTACCGTGAGGAAAAACTCTTCCCTATCTTCGTAGTTCAACAGCGTTTTACGGTCTGTTTCTAAGTGGACTGCCAATCCAGATATTGTGAATGGTTTAACCAAATGCTTCTCCACATTTCCATGGCGGTCCAATGACGGTGTCCATGTTTCCTTTCCTTCTTCATCTATCTCACGTGTCCACACTTCTTCATAACATGACTCAAAATAGCTATCTATCTTAGCTTGAAGTTCTTCAGCAGACTCAAACTTAAGTGGCCTGCCTCCTGGATGCTTATCCTCTGCCATGTGTACCTCCTCTCTCCCGTGTACCTTACTTTACCGTCACCTCTCGGTGTTTCAGGTTTAGATTACGGGATGCTATATAGTAAACCCTCTATACGGCCTCCACTTCGTTAAGTATTTCGTTCGACTCGATGGCCTTCGGCAAAAACAAAAATCGCCCGTAGGCGCTCTATACTGTATGCGTTCCTTCTACGCCTCGCGCTTCTCTATCCATCGTTCTCTTTCTTAACCACATCAATGATTCTTCCAGCTTTGTGATTGCGACTGCATTCTCCCGACAACGGTAGTCACTATTTTGAAATCCTTCAAGTCGACGAATAACCATATTGATCAAATCTTCGTTAGCAACGCCATTTACGCCTGCCTCTTTGATTGGCCCTTCTTGGAAATGAACACTGCCAACGACCTTTTCATCTAAATCATGTACCTCAAAATAGTGAGGTGCGTTGAACTGATAATCCTTTTCGTGATGCACAGTAGTATATTTTTCAGTAAGCAATCCATTTGTGAGTTTTACTAATTCCATTTTCATCCTCCTCATTGTTATAAAACAAAAAGAGCAACGGTTACCCGTTACCCTCTCTGTACAGATATCATTTTGATGTGGTAATTATTTCTCAGCGTTACCATCAATCGCTATAGTCCGCATTACGTACGGATCAATCTGCCGCCCTTATTGATGGGGTGTTATTACCCTCTTTACGGCTGTTTCAAGTTAGGTTAGTTGTTACTGCATTAATATGTGCGAGTTTGACGAGTTCCCTTTCTCAGAGCTGGGCTTTGGTATTAAGCCGTGCGGCAGCAGCACCCTACACCCAACCATTCACATATCCATCATTTGAAGAAACAGCGTGGACAGCGACTGCGCATTTAGCTACCGTTGCCCATCGCATATTTCCTATACTACTATCTTAGCATTTTGTTTGATGCATTTGTGTGCAAAAATGCGGCATTTATGCTGGTTCTACGTAACGCCAATTCGGGTCAAACATGTGATCAATGTTGTTAATTTCCTCTTCATCCTCCGTCAATGGATCTAACGCAATGGACAACCGTCTGATTGCTTGAGTGTGCCATCTGCCTACTGTTGTTCGATCCTTGTGTATGACATTTGAAATCTCTCCTATTGTCATAGGATTGCGGTCTAGATACTTACGCATAATTACGGAACGCTGATCATCGTTCAAAACGTAGTTTACAGCTCCATCAATCATGTTGACAATGCGGTTGTATCTTGCCCTATCCCATGAATCTGGATTCTTTTTTCGCTCTGATATAACCAACGGCAGCCTAATTGCATCGTCATCTTTCCCACAGTTTTGTACTGCATACCGATATGATCGGTAGTTCTTCAATAACCTTGTCACTTGGTTGTGTTCCATCAATATCCCTCCTTCAACTCTACTAATGGCACAAAAGCAACTTCTCTGTACCCTTCATATACCCTATATTCCTCCATCAGATGAAATGATGGCTTAGTCCAACGTCCAATACTCCAACCTCGTCTATCAAAGTCGAAGTAGACCAGCAATGAACCTGTAGCTTCTTCGTCCTTTAAGTCAATCATTATCGCATATGGATGCTCTATACCCGGATGATTAAGCCGATAATGCTGTATCACGCTTTTATCTCGCTCAAGCATGTGAGGAAAAGGCAGCCGTTAGGCTACCTCTCCTTTACCAAATACCATTGCTTCTAACGCCGCGACTCTTTCCTCAATTGTCTTTCCTGCCACTTGCTCACCAGCGTCCCCTTGAGCCAGTCCGTTTGCATCCTCTTGCGTTTGAAACTGCGTAGGCAGTTCTACAACGTCTGCCTCTTCCACACCGCCAGGTTGTGCCAGATCCTCATTAGCACGTTTTTGTTCTTCGGCTGCTCTTCGAAACTGATCCGCTTGTTCAGCGGTCACCTCCCGGTATTTACCTTTTTCCAGCCATGTAAATGTGATTTTCTCATCTGTTTCAGCTAGTTTAGCCGAGAATTGCGATCCCTTATTGTCTACTTGCACTACATCGTAAATAGCTGGCAATGACTCTTTATATGCCTTAACAGCCTCAGCAAGTGCGCCAGATGTATTGCTGTTTATCACCTTTGTTGCAGCAGATGCACCAACAGCAGCTTCCGCGCGTAGGTCATCAATATGGCTGTTCAAACGTGCAATTTCTTGAGCAGCTGCATCCCGTTTCTGTCCAAGGTCTACAATCTCTTCTTGGGCTGCTTGCAATTCCTTTTTAAGTCCATCCGTTTTTTCATACAAATCATCATATTGCTTTTGAAGATCATCGCGTTCTTTCTTGATGGCTGCCGCTTCTTCTTGTGTACGTTTGAGCTCCTCAAGGTATTTTGTATCACGATCAGACATCATTTCTTGTACAGCAATTCTAAGGACTTGGTAGGCTCCTTCGTTACTGCAAAGCTGACGCATTTTCATGCCATCTACCTCGAGCCCGTCCAGTATATAAGCAATTTCAGCATGCGCTTCTTCTTCACGTTGACTATATTCAGCTAGTCGGGCATCCTGCTCCATTTCCTGTTCAATATCCGCTATTTGTTGAGTAAGCACTGCTACCTTGTTTTGGTCCGCTGCTGCTAATTTTTGCTGTTCCGTCCGTAATTCATACTGCAAATTATCCAACTGTTGTTGTTTGTCCACTTGTACACACCTCGTATCCGATTATTTTCATCTCTATACTATGATTATACCATATATAGTGCCGATATAGTACATTTTTCGCACTATTACACAACATTTCGTATGTGTTTGTGACTTGACTATCTTAAATATTTGCGAATGGCAACCATCACAATTGCGTATATCAATAACGCTGCTATTAAATCCATCGTTAGGCTCCTATTTGTTTGTCCGGTGGTTTGCCTATGAATCTATGACCATCCATTTTAAACCACGTAGCAGGCTCGTAGAGACCTTTTAATTTCCTTCCTAGTATTCGGTCATCCATGACCAGTAACACGCCTACACGCGTCCCTGAATCGTCCATAAGGGTATATCCGTCTTTGTGGTTGATCCAACATGCTATCATGCTGCCTCTACCTCCCATACTTTGATAACGATTCGTGGTCGTTCGGAATAATACTTACGTGTGATCAGGGCAACAACTCGGTTATCATCTTGCCAAGCTATTTTATTCAGAGCATCGAATATACCCTTCACGCAATTATCAATATCTGGTTTAACCGTTGGGAACCTACTCCCTTTCAATGCGTTCTCCTTTTCTTTCTTACTCCAGCTTTGTGGTATCGGATAATAAAACTCAATTTCGGTAGCTACTGGACCCGTTAGAGGTTTTTCAAATTGTTTTCGCGCCAAGTAACCAATCTTAGTTTTGTAGGTGAGGTAATTCTGTGCTGACGGGTTTTTCCACTTGCTCCGTTGCGTCATACGAACTGCACCCATTGGCGTAATATCTACCTCAAACGTTATCATGCTACTCCTCCCTTGTTTTCTCTGTTTAGCCTGTCTAATTCATGTGCCACTCTCGCTTTTGATATACCGACATTTTTAGCGATCTCTGAGCGCCGTACGCCTGCCTTTGCTTGCTGGCTAATATATTTGCTAATCTCAGGTGCAAGTGGTTCATACAGGCTTGCTATGAGCTTATCTGCGGTCTGTGGTAGCTTCTGGCTTTTAACTGGTTGTGCCTGCTCCCGTATAGCTCCACCTGTGCGATAATGCTTTTTCATCGTGCTGCCTCATCCTCCTGTGCTTTCTCCCACTCTACCTCTGCTCTAGCTATACGAAGCGATCCTTCTAGGTCCTTATCTAAGTAGTCATAGTCGTCTATTGGATTCATGGGGTATCCTCTCCTTTCAAAGCTGCCTCGATTGAATTAATAACATCCGTCCCATCTTTCGCTATCTCTTCTAAATCCAAGTGACTGGCAGGTACAGTATCAGCCGCTAAAATTAATTCTTCGACGAATGTTTCCGCTTCTTTCAGTGCCTTATCCTTAATCTCTATCTGTTGTAGGAGGTAATCAACGTATGAAGGTGCATTTGCTATAAATCTACGATTATCATCGTTAACAACATCGCAGATATGCACATGTCTGTTATCGCATTGATAATCTTTGCCACGCTTCCAAATTTCCGCGCCTTCTTCTTGCCAATCGCCCGGTGTAGCTGCTGCCAGTGCTTCTCGTATCTCTTGTATCTTCTTATCCATGGTTTAGACCTCCCCATTGCATTGAGCCGTAGCAAACTCGGTTATCCTTATCCACTCGTTCTACGTGGTAAAAATTTCCTGTGGCATCATTACGTATTAAATCTCCAACTGCCGGCTTATATTTTAATATCTTGATCATTAGTATGGTGTTTTCCCAATCAAGCAATGTGTATTTCATATCCCTTATTCCTCTCCTTGCCCTTTAGGGGCTGTGATTTTATTCGGCTGCCGCTTCGCTAGGTGATTCGGTCGCTTCGGGGGCCTTCGGCCGTTTAATCCTCTGTATACCACTCGTCACCATCTTCCAAATCTCTAATAGATTCGTGGAAAGCTTCCCCACCACATTCGGGGCATTCCTCCCATGTTACAAACAAGCTGTCTACCCATTTGTTGTTACAGTTGTCGCATATCCAAGGCAAAACTTTTGTCATTCCTCTATCCCCTCTCCTTCAACGGATACCGACCAACCACATTTACAAGCCCGAAAAAATGAATCTTCTTCGATTCTCAGAACGCCTTCTCCATTCCCGACATTTTCATTTCCGCACTTCGGGCAGATGGCGTATTCCTTTGTTAACTCTAGCGATTTTAAAATATTCATCTGTATCTTCTTCCCTTCTTACTGGAGTCTTCCTCTTCCTTCAAACGAGCTTCTAAATCTTCTTCTGTAGAAAGATACCCGCACTCCAAGCACTTCCAATCTGTTTCCCCTTCCCACTCCAAGCACTTCCAATCTTCTTCATTTTCCCACTCAATCATCCATTCGCCACACAATGGGCATTTATATCCGATCATTTTTTCACTCTCCTAGTTTTTTTTGTAATAATATATGCACTTCATATGACTTATTGGGGTCTATAGTCCAAATCCTTGAATTTTCCGTATTGCTTTAGGTTCATCATCTCCGCAGTTCCCACCGATCCCTCACGGTTCTTGGAGACAATGATTTCGATAATGTTCTTTTTCTCGGTATCTCGGTTGTAATAGTCGTCCCGGTATAAAAAGGATATGGTGTCTGCGTCTTGCTCAATGTTTCCTGATTCCCGTAAATCTGACATCATCGGCCGTTTGTCCTGACGCTGCTCCACTCCACGGCTGAGCTGAGCCAGTGATATAACCGGACAATCGTTTTCACGCGCCATCTGCTTAAGACTGGAACTGATGTAACCGACCTCTTCATTTCGGCTGCTGAACTTCTTGCCACCTTTTATTAGTTGCAGATAGTCGATATATACAATCAAATCAGAATGCCTCTTTTTCAGCTTTCTGACAGCTGCACGTATTTCTTGAATGCTCAGGCCTGGACGATCATCTATAAATACATTCATTTCAGTCAGCACTGATAATCCAATGGTGTATGTCTCCCATTCGTCGTCTCGCAGCTGTCCGGTTCGGATGCGCTCACCGTCTATGTAGCACTCTGCGGCTATCATCCGGTCATACAATTGCATCTCAGGCTGCTCTAGGCTGAATATAGCGACTGTAAGGCCCTCCTTACCGTTTCTAACGGCGTTGTTTAGGAGGAAGGCTGTTTTACCCATAGAAGGTCTTGCAGCCACTATATTGAGCGTCTGCTTCTGCCACTTGCCCGTTATCCTGTCTAGCTCCGTGCCAACTGTACTGACTCCTAATGCTTGTCCGTTGTATTTCTTGTCATTCAAAAGCTCGAAGTGATTCATGAGCCCATCTTTGATATGTGAGAAGCCTTCTTTATCACGAGACTGGTCACCAATTTTTTCAGCAATACTCATTAGCTCTGCCGCAAACTCGGTTGGATCTTCATGACCACCGCTATATACTTCTTTGACAGCAATCAATCCAGTTCGCATTAAATGCTTTTCCTTCACAATGCGTTCATAGAAAGCGAAATCTGAAACGGATGGAACCGACTTTCTCAGGTCAACCAAATAACTCATACCGCCAACATCCTGCAAGGCCTGTCCCATACGAGAAGCTATAGATACAACATCTATCTTTTTATTTTCTTCTCGTAATGAGAGCATGTTTTCAAATATGACCCTATGACCCTCGTGATGAAATGCATCTGGCATTAGTAGAGACTCGTATATCAAATCTGGAGCTAACAGGATGGAGCCAAGTACAGATTGTTCTGCCTCTAAGCTGAAGTAACTCATTGAGCCTCAGCCCGTTTCTCTGCCAACAACCTCTTCATCCAATCCTGTCTGCTTATACCTTCCCTGACCCACGGCGGATCTTTTGGTATGTCTTTGCGTTCTTCATCCTGCCTGCGGATCATCTCACGTGTCCGCTCGATTTCGCGTTTTGCTTCAATCCGTTCATTAGGACGTATGATCTCAGCTAAAGATGGAGCAAACTTGCTTGTTCTAATGTGTTCTGAAACATTAGCCCAACAGTTTTCTGCATCCGCTGTTTCAAGTTCTTCGATCCAACTCTCAGCTATATCTTTATCCACCTTCCAGCTGGGATAACTGGCAGCTAGCTTTTTAAATATCTTTTTAGCCTCTTCTCTGTCCATGGCTACCTCCTATAGATTATCTACAAAGTCCAAACGGCCCTGTCCGCTAGGAACCACCTTCAGTGTGTTTAAAGATTCCTTAGTCGTTTTACCTTCTCGTTTAAATCTGTCTAAAATACTCATGGCATATGAAACACTCTTTTTCTCTGACTGTTTAATAGCCGCTTCGATAACTTCAATTTCTACCAACTTGAGATAGGATGTTATTTCATCCAATTGAAACGTCCCCTTGCAAGACAACTCATATTTATTAATCCAATTTAAAATTTGTTGAGCATCAGACACATGTCCTTCTGTTCCCTTCCCTTCTGTTCCCTTCTGTTCAGTTCTGTTCAGTTCAGGAGGAAATTCCGGGAAGTTCCGGGAATATTCCGGAATTGATGTGTTTTCTATTTGAGGTTCCGGGAATTTAGATTTTGTTCTCTTGTGCAATCCTTGCTGATGGTTATCAAAATTAATCACTTGAATGTACTTATCCGTATTGATTTGGTACCAGATAATCAAACCAGCATCGTGTAAGGACTTTATAGACCTCTCAACATCTTTCATGGACTTGTCCAACATAGGAACAACGAGCGCTTTTACCTTCGCTGGAGATCCAGTCAACCGACCAAAATCATCAGTGTGAGGAATAATCCAAGTGAATAAAAGCATATCGAATACGTCAGGCAGCATATTTACTTTCTCTGATATGCTGATACTCTTACTTATCATCCTTTTCTCAGCCACAGCTTACACCGCCTTGCTCTGACGTTCTTCAAACCAACGTCTGACCTCGTCTGGATCAAAGCGTAAGATCCGTTCCGAAATACGAATGTGAGGCATACCCTCTTTGACCAGTTCGTAGACGGTAGGTCGGCTGATCATATACCTTTTTTGTAGTTCTTTTACGTCTACTAACATTGTTATCACCTCTTTATCTTTATTTTACTATAATACGTACAATTTGTACATCATAATGTACATTTTAGGCGTAATAGTTTACTTATCACTCAATATGACTATGATAAGAATTAGTTATTATCTAAAAAGTTGGTGTTATGATGATTCAAAATAAGTTGAATATTCTGATGTCTGAAAAGAAAATTAGAAACATATCAGAATTGGCAAGGGAGACTGAATTAGACCGCCGTACCCTTACCAACATTTATGATGAAAAGAATAAGGGAATTGATTATGTGACTCTCAATAAGCTTTGTGCCTACTTTAATTGCACAGTTGCCGATCTACTGGAGTACGTACCAGACGAGGACTAAGCCCCTCTCTGCTCTAACCGATCCATCTTTTGCTTAATGCGGTCTATCTGCCATTCGTAGTGCATTACATCCGCATAATTACCGTATCTATCGGCCTCGTCTCGCTTCTCTACAGCATAGGCGAGGTCAATCTTCAGTAGTGTGTAATCGTTGTTTGCTGCCATCTTTACTTTCCTCCGAGTCTTTTATGAGGCGATCAAGGTAATATCTCGCCTTCTTCAAATCTTCCAATCCATTCTTATGCTCATAGCGAGAGATATATTTAATTACGTTGCCTGCTAGAAAGCCTCTGTAAGCCACAGGAGACATTTTCGCATGCATGAAGTCAATTGTTCAATTCCACCGAAAGAGTAGTGAGACGGGCGTATAGCGTCACTCATGGGCAACTCTCCCTATGCTCAAAGTGTTCGGCTCGATCTGCTCAATTAAGATTATTCGGTCTATACTGACTACACCCACATATAACAGTAATGCGCATAATATAGAGGTATAGGCTCTTATCATGGGGTGTCTCCAGACGCGTGTTCAGGTTGCACATGCGTTAGGTCTGGTTCATCGTGAACCTGAGTTCCTCTATGCATTAGTAATGCCTCAATTGACATCTTAAGATGGTATATCTCTGCATCCTTTTGTTGTATAAGGGATTCAGCGGCTGCATATTGTTGGAGCCAGTAGGTAGTAATGTCAGGTTGATCTGCGATAAATAATTCCCTTGACCATGCTTCATCCACTTTCATGCACAGATTCATATCCTCTTGCCAGTTACGTTCTGTCATTGTTGTTCCTCCCTCAAAACGGGTATGGTTATTGGCGTCCAATGCGTATGATAATCCGGCCAGTCTGCATCCAATGGAGTACCGCAATATGGTGGTTCCTCAATCGGGAATTTCCACCACAGGACGTCCCCATAATCATCTCCCCACTCATCAAGCAGTCTTGGGGTACGACTTACCTCTATTTCCTTGCGCGTCCTTTCCACTTCTGCTTTCTCTTGCGCCAACATGAGCAAGTGATTATTACGTGGATTGCTCATGTCCCATTTGTCTTCTTTAAGTTCCTGTTCAAATCTTTCTTTTTGTTCAAGCTCCCACAATGGAGATGGGTTCTTCTTCAAATATTCGAACATCTATATATCCTCCCTTAGTGGGTGTAGGTCCTACACCCTGTATTGGTTAATCCCTATTTGATAATGTTAAATAAGCAGCTTCTGTCCTCTGTCGTGGGCTGGCGTTAAGCAAAAATGCTATATTAATTTCATCCCATGCAGAATCTTTATCTCGTTTAAATTCGTAACATGCCTCATACAAGTTATTTACATAGGCTACTCGATCCAACTCTATAGCCTTTGCCTGTACCTCCAGAGAGGCGGCAGGGTCGGTACAGTAACGTGGCAACGAATTTGACCATCCATCATCCGGTGGCGCACCCCATACGTTGTGTTCGTCCTCTTTGAAATTTCGCCATCCCATCAGTTCAGCCAGCGCCCTATTTAGTTGCTGGTCTGTCATATTTACTGACATATCTATCATCCTTCCAACGCTCCGTCAGAGTGCAGGAGCGTATTGTATTGGTGGTTACTCCCCTAATGCCTTCTCTATATAGTCCCTGTCAACAGAAACTAAAGATAGTTCCTGACGTGGGGAAAATATTAATTCTCCTTTTAGCGTCAGTTCGTTGGCTGTCTTTGATGATATTATTCTACGCATCGTGTTATCTTCATTTTTGACTTTATAACCGTATATTTGATTTGAGTCATCATTAAAATAAACAGTATTAACGACTTCCCACTTTTTTGGTTTCTGTTCTTCTGTGAGCAGGGCTATTGTCCGGTCCCTCTCTGCAAGCTGCTCACGGAGGTTGACAACTTCCTTACTTGCCTCCTGAAGCAACTCTACAGTTTCAAGTGCTGATTTATCGGACTCCTCGAAGCGTCTACGCATCTTGTGATATTCATCCTCCCAATCTTGAGCATCTATTTTTGCGTCTTGCACTTGTTCCTGGAGTGAGTCTACCAAGGCAAGCACCTCAATCAATAAACTTGAATCGCTTATCAATCCTTTAAGGTCCCCCGTTCTAAGCCAGACACTTTCGTTGGCTTCTATGCTCAATTCATCGCCTGATGGCAGTGGATATGTCCGTTCACTCATGACTGTTCCTCCTTGAATTCTTTTTCAAACAGCACCGACGGCATGCTGTGCTTATCCGTATCATAGTTGCAGTATCTATAGTGGATGTAGCCCTCTATATCCTCGTATAGGGCAAATATTGTATCTCCGTCCTCGTCAACGTAAAACCGCTCTATGCGGCGTTTGAGGTGTATTATCCCACTATGCTTATCGCTCCTTATATAGGGTTTAGGGTAAGAGGCCGAAGCCCCTGTTTAGGCGTTGTACGGCAGTTCCTGTACCTCTGCCTCGCAATCCTCGTCCGTCATGGTAGCAAGCAGGCTTTCTTCGTATCCGATCTCGCGCAGCAGTTTACGGTCATTGGTTTCTGTGAACATATTCAGCAACTCCTTTTAATTTTTTGGGGTATAGGGTAATAGAGTGGATATCTCGTACCTACCTTGGTTGTCGATACCGTAGACAGGATTACAGATTTCAAATTCTTCAAATCCCTTGTCTCGCAGTGCGTTCACATACCCTTCAACGTCTTGTTCATACATCAAATAACCCGATGCCTTACCGTCTTTTTTACAGATCAACCAAACTTTTTGCATACGTTCATTCGCTCCTTTTAATTTGATTGGGTAGGGTAAGAGGCTGTTATGCCTCACCACTCATTGCGTTCGCGGACTATCTTTAATTCTTCCTGTGTCAGCACAACCGGTATAGGATAGTAATTGTCCTTCACAAATTGAACGTCATTGCTCATTGGTAAGCTGGCAAATAATTTGTAAAAGTCTTCAATGTCTTTCTCGCCTGGTTCCGTCAGGTCTTTGCGGATAATCAACAGTGCATCTGCCAGCACTTTTGTATCAAGGTTCTCGTCGGCCCAATCTCCACAATCAATGCCGTCACACAGATAACGTCCGTCCTTACCCTTTGCTTTGAATGCAATAGCTTTAATCATGGCATATCTCTCCTTTATAGGTAGTAGGGGGTGTATCCCCCTCACGGTTCCTTGATTTCCTCGATTTCAATGTTCAAAATTTCAAGAGCTTTACACATGCCAAGTTGGAAAATTTCCTCGTCAGTATAATCCGTAAAAATTCGTCCACGTCCAAATTCAAGAATCATTTTCTCAATCCGCTGCTTTGAAAGTTTCATGTGTTTGTCCTCTCTGCCCTTGGGGGCTATAGATTCCTTGCTTGATATATTGGAGACATATCAGGTTCATATTTCATTGCCTTGATATGGTCTAGTAATATGGGTTGCCATACTCGCTTATTGCTGTGCACCAATGCATGCATGTCATATGAGAGCAATACGCAATTGTCTACTTCGTATTTGCCTCCCTGTGAGCCGTAAATGATGCGGTGTAAGTGTAATCCTGGTCCCGGTCTACCGCTCAACAGACAGCAATTGTGAGCCCCTACGGTGGCGTCGCGTTCTGATACAGCAGCACGTACCTTTTCCTTGCTCATTACTTCTGGATCAACAGGAGCACGCTTCTTTTTAGGATGATCCCGGCGGTTATGGTGGGCCAGAATACTCTGGCGCCACTCTGGTATAGGTTTCTTTCGTTTCGCGAGTGCCATAGCTACCTCCTAAAATGGTCCGTCTATTGGCTCAGGTAAGGGGCCGCCGTTGTCGTAAAATGGATCGTTATCACGGTCATATTTGTTCATAGTCACGCCACCTTATATTTGTCTAAATACTGAGCAAGCTTGGTCACGTCTGCCGATCGGACTTCTGCGAACTTGGTAATCTCATAATTCAGAAAATCATTAATTTCTTTGTAGCTGGCCCACCCTGTAGCCTTATGCTTTGCATACAACATTTTGGTTTGTCCTTCACTAGCAAAACCACCAGAATACCCGTGACTTTGTGTTGGTTGTACGTTGTTAGATGATGAAACAGTTGAGTGGCTCGCGTTTTCCCCATCATCATCTTCACCTGTGTTAAGTGATAGGAAGGCACTGAGGCTGTATCTACGTGCATAGGTTGTACAACTGCCTATACCTTGCGGATCGTTCTTTACAGGCTTCATTACAATGGGCTGTGATTCTATCCATTCTCCAGACTCGTGAAGCAGCATAGTGGTCATGCTGAACCTTTCCCCGTCACCACCTGGGAACTGCATAATGGATAAACCATGCTTTTGTAAGATTGGTCTTACTTCATCTATGATGTTGTCCAAGCTGGCATAGTTATTTTTGAAATGCGGATTCAGGCTATCTTTTTGGATCTTCTCAATTTCCCCATTGAATTTGACCAGTGCCATGGCAATATTTTTAATGGATTCACTCTTATTGCACATAGCTTTCTCCTACTTCTAACTCATAGGTTACTTTTACCGGGACTACATGGAAGTTTTGCGGATCATCGGGACCATAGCGACCTAATATCCATATATTCAGATCATCTTCACGGGAAAAGTGTGCCGCCTTCATGAAGTCCTCTGTAGGTTCAGAATATATATTGATGAAATGACCATTCTTATGACGAGGTACATAACGGTATTTAATAACCATTGCTACTCCTCCATTCTGCTGTTATAATGAAATAAATTATTTTCCTATGTGCTCCAACTAGGCTGCCGATGCAACGGCGGCTTTTTCTTTTTTATAAGCTATCACCATGTTCCGTAGGTACACCCTCAGCAATGTTTTTGTCAGTGTTCCGCGCTGCTTTGCGATTTTTGCGAGTTCTAGAAACACCCTGCGATCCGTCAGATTCATCCTTTTTCACCTCCGAGTACTTCACCTCACCTTCCCAACCGTAATGCTATAAAATATCGTCTACGTTGCGAAACCTCATGCTGTGCGTTTGCCCTCCCGATATTCTGGGTGAAACATCTTGTCCAATTCAAATGCACACTTGGCATATGCAGCTAAATTCGCTTCGTATTCTTCCATTGTTTCAATTAAAGCTGGCTTGTAATTACGCTGTTCAAGCCGACGACATAGGCTATCAATATCAAAATCGTATTCAGCAAGATTGCGGCCGCATTCAGTTAACACATGGTATTCCGTCATAACGTCCACACTACTTCTCAATCCTTTAGCTGGCATCATCAAAACCCCCATTCCAACGTTTCACCATCACAAACGTTTTATTGTCGATTGCTTCTAACATGCATGACTTACAGTGAGGTTGACCGTATACTTCGTAATCTGGATCAGCTCCACACCCACACTTGCCTACGCTGACAGTAGGTTCAGTATCTGGACGTTTGAACGTAATAACTGTTGTCAGTACGCGGTTTTCTATCTCCTTTGGATGTTTAGCCATGCTTCACACTTCCTTCCAGTAGTTCATGCTCTATTCGCTTTGCTTCCACCCAATCAATGAAATCTTCTCGTATCACCCGGCGAGATGCCCCAATACTAAAATTTCGTATTCCACCTTTAGATGGAGGTATTTGCATGAGTTCATATACCACTCGACGCGATATCATCAGGAAATCAGATATATTCTGCGCCGTGAGTACATGAGGCAAGGTATCTAACGCTATTTTCTTATGGGCATTATTGACTTTCATTCCGCAGCCTCCTAGATGTACAATGGGTTGTGGTTGTCCTTACATATGAGTCAAGATGTTGTTATTTTATGACGGACTAAGTTCCACTTAGGTCGCCAATTTGATGATTATTCAAATGTAAGCTTCTGGCTTGAATGAATTTGCAAACTGTACAGCTTCTTTAAAATCGATACGGCGAATGCAATTGTACTTATGAACATCGAATTTACGTTTCATTTGCTTCCAGATCATCCGACGATACTTACCGACAACCTTACGGAATTCCATGTCTTCATCTTGATAGCGATCTTTAGCGAGAGAAATTGATTTACTTGCTACAGCACTGTGAAGCATGGAGCATTCAGCATTGGTCAAGACGACAGAGTCGCGGACTTCCTGAACCATCTCTGTCATTTCAGCAAACCGTTCATCTACATGGCTTTCGATGTTCATCATGCGATTGAGCATTAATTGAAGTGACTTGTTGGATTGCTCTTGTGATTCCAGCGACTTTTGAAGGAATCCATATACAGGTACTAATTGTGTTTGTTCGATTGGTTTACTCATTTATAACGCCTCCGATTATTCGACCACTTAAGGCCGTTTTTATTTGGGTAGTGAAACTTTCCAGCATTTCAATGCTTTCACGAATCTTCTGTTTGGTAATGGGATCAGCTGCTGAAAGTGCGCCTTCCATTAAGGTTGTTATAGCTGCGTCTTCCAGAAAACGATTGATCTTGGATCGAATCTGTAGGACATTCACATCTGCTTCATGCTGCAATTTTTTCCTTTGCTTCTGCGCTTCGATTTCATCAAAGTCTGTTGTATCTCGAAGCTCAAATTTTTCGAGTTGATGTCTTGCCTCTTGATAACCAGCACGAAGATTGTTGTTTTGAAACTTCAAGTCCTCCAGTTCACGTTTGATGGTTTCAGGGACCACTTCAACGGAATTAGTGATGACTTTAGGCGGCTGATTCTTTGCTTGTTGCCACAGGTGTTCAAAATGATTGGCTGAATTCTTCGCTGTCTCAGCTTGCTTCTGTACTTGTTGTAATGCTTTCTTCACTTCTCTAAGCTCACGAACGGTCATTTCATCAACTGTTTTCTGTTCGCCAGTTGAGGGTATTTCGTGTGCCTGCTTAGTGAATTCTTCTCGATCAATGGATTCTGGAAGTGAGAGCATTTCGAAAATTTTCCCGCTTGGTATATGTCTCGACATCGCGACATTTGAAAATTGTTGATATGCTTGAACCATTTTTGCAGCTGTTTTACGGTCAATATCAATTGATTCAAGCCAAGCTATCCATTGTCCATGAACGAGGTCATTGTCCTTTACATGTTTCAACCGTTTTCCAATCTCAATCACAGCTTGTCCAGCAACTTGTTTGAAACTGTTTATTTCAGCAGTGATTTCAATTAAGTCTGATGAAAGTGAAATTTGTGTCACTCGCTCACTCCCTTAAGCTGTTTTTCGTTTTTGCTTCATTTTGTGGCAATTATCTTCAAAAAAAAGGTCCGGAAATATTTTTTCAGCTGGAATATTGAAGTGCCTTTCCATTTTGACCATTAGCTTAGCTGTCGGGTTTCTTAAACCAAGTTCCATCATGCTCAGATATTGTCTAGAGATATCTAAGTTTTTTGCCACATCTTCTTGTGAACCTTCGGACTTACGTAGTTCGGCAAGCAATGTCCTTTTCATAGTGACCATCTTACACCACCTTTCATGCTTTAGCCACGTTTTGTGGCATTTCATATTTATACTATAACTCCCCATTTTGTGGTTGTCAATATGTTTTCGCAACAAATCGTGGCTTTATTTATCCGAAAAAACTTTATTGCAACTTTTCGTGGCATTAATTTTATTTGACACATTATGTGGAGTAAAATACAGGAGGGATTCAATATATGAATATAATTAAAGGAGAGATAATCAAATTGCTGCCGGATCGCCTTATTAGCTTGAGGAAAGAGAAGAAATTGACTCAAGAGAAAATCGCGGAAAAATTGGGCATTACAAGATCCGCCTACTCACAATACGAACTCGGAACTAGGAACCCTGATCACGAAACATTAAATAAAATAGCTGACTTTCATAATGCCTCTATTGATTACTTAATGGGCAGAACTGATATTCGAACGCAGATACTAACAAAACCTTCAAGAGAACTAATTGATTCACTTGATTTAGCTGATGAAGACATAATCAAGAAATTTAATTTTCAAGTAGATGGAGTTGAATTAAAGGAAGACGAAGTTCACAGATTTATTGCGTTTGTCAGGGCAGAGAGAGCTATGAAGAACAAAAATCATGATTCTCAGAACGATGGAGATGATCTTTAACACATTCTGGTTTAACATTGGCGTTCCTAATGTTGTTAAGTACAAACTCAGGATTTAAACCAATTTCCTCCAATATTTCTTTTGTGATGTTAAAAACGATCCTTTTCTCCATGCGTATCAGCTCCCGTTGCATAATTGCTATCAGTATACTTCATTTTAAGGGAACGCGTGTTCTTATTCAAGAATAAAATAACAGTGAGGCATGATCATGGTATATAAGCCTGGTCGCTGCCTGCTAACTATACGTTTAAAGGAGATACGTAAGACGCAACAATGGTTATGCGAACAGATCGGAATGAGCAAATCGCAAATATCCGATTACGCAACAAACCGAACAATGATGTCTTACGGAACAGCCATGACCATTGCCGGGGCTATTGGCTGCCATATGGAAGATCTTTACGAACGCATAGAAAGCAGCAGCAGATGAGTGACGAAAGTCGCTCTGACCGGGATGACAGTACACTCATTCACGTACTGTGAAGCGCTAATATTGCGCTACAGGTTAAACATATCATATATTGGTGAATTCTGGCGAGAAAAAACCTATTGGAAATATCGGGAAATGACGATAATATAGATGACAGATAAAAAACAAATACCGCAACCGATGTGGATCTAGGGGACGTTAATTATAAATAACTCAAGAAGAATTAGAGGTTAATAATATGATTGCGACGGTATCATTTTTTCTTACTTTGATAATACTTTTCTCTACGACACAGTATTTATATAAGGTCATAACAAACTATCATAAAGAGCATGCATTTTACAAGAAATGGCGAAAAAAAATACAAACATGGAGAAAGCATAGGTCTTATTTAGCATTAGAATATATTTCATTACTGTGCCTATCTTTTTTATACTTACTCATATCCTTATGGACATGTTTTAAAATTAGCAGTTTATTTGATGGTTATTAAGAGGTGATTTGAATTATTAATTTAGCAATGTCTATTATCTGTTATCTTATTTCACTATGGTTATGTAGAAATATTAATAGAAAAGGTGAATCTATAAATATAGCATTGAAAGTTTTAGGGGTAATATTGTTTCTATATACTTTCATTGGGCCAGCCATAGCTGCAAAAATTATTCTGGACATTTATGGATACGGTGAAGGAAGCACCGCAGCATATATTATGTTAATAGTGAGTATTATCGCAATATTGGTTTCAGTTAATTTCACTTCAAACAAGAAGTAAAATGCATTAATTCAATCACCACGAATAAAAGCTCTGCTAACCTTAATGGGTCGGCAGAGCTTTGTTTATATAAATCATGGTTCATGCTGTCAATAAAAAAAGCGCCCTATTTAAGGACGCCTACTAATCTAAAATCGGTTTAGTTATAGATGCTTTTTTTATCTTTGCACGCATAAAATTAAACAAATAGATAACAATTACAGGTGATACAATCCCAAAAAAAGAATATATAAGCCACCAGCTATGTTTACCGGAAACTAGCGGAAATTTAGCCACATAATACATCGGCAGTGAGTGATATTTTACATAAATCACATTAATTATTTTGAAAACCAGAAGGTGAAATACCATTATGGATGCGCTATGTTCACCTAAATACGAAATAATCTTAGCAAGAATCCTTGTTCTTACAATCAATTTCCCAATAAACATGTTTATGTATATGCCAGAGAAAGAACAGATAAGGAACATGATTGGGTTTAAAAATTGCCTTTGGCTCATTTCTACATGACCGAACTTTTGAAGCGAAAAATATAAAATGGATAAACAAATCAATGAAATCCACCAATTATAATTTATTTTCACATTGTAATAACGAATCAAAAAGCCAATCAAAAAAACAATTGTAACAATAAGCGAAATATCTAAAAAGAAAGCTAGTTTAATCTGTTCGTTATTCAGAACAAACCCAAGATAATAAAGTGATAGTGTAATTATCACAGTGGCGATAGTAGAATTTTTCTTAAACCACCGAAGAGATACATAACGCGTGATACAGAAAAGGATCGACACTATCAGTAATGCAATATAGAACCAAGTCGCCGCGCCCAACTGATCAAGTGTTTTTAAAGATATGATATCGTTGATAATGGGCACTACTGTTTCTTGATCGTATAATCTAGTCGGATATATACCTGTGATATTTGTGTTCACATCTGTAAAAAAACCGATTTTGAAAAATGTGTTGTGAAGAGTGAGAAATAAGAGATTATACAAAATGTAAGGTAAATACAGAGTTTTAATCCTCTTACCAATATAGACGGTGGGAGCTGATGAGTGTTTGTCATTGTACCAGTAACCCGAAATAAAGAAAAATAGTGCTAGATGGTACATATACACGTACCCAACTGCTGGAGAGTTAGCATGCCCAACTACGACTGCAATAATCGCAAGCCCTTTAATTATGTTCCAATAAGTTTCCTTTTCTTTTTTCAAAACTAGACGCCCCTCATTTTGCGCATATGTTATCCAGATTATACCACGCCAATTTATCCCAAGGATATTTATTTGTTATATAAAAATAAGACACCATGAACAAAACTCTGCTAACCTTAATGGGTCGGCAGAGTTTTGTTGTTTTAAGCAGGATTGTATCTAGTTTTAGCTTCTTCGAACAGTTTGCCAAGATCACGAAACTCAGTTGTCTGAACCCCGCGATTCAGTAACGTTTCAACACCCTTATGAAATACTTCGAATTCGATCAATAAGCTGTCTTCCTGGAGTTAAAAATAGCACATCCGTTTAACGTCACCTGAAAGCCACCATCTGTTATCCCCGTACTTCTCCATTATGACCAGCATATTGCTGATTGCCTTTTTATCGCTGGTCATAGCCTTAGCATATTGTTCGTTTGTCATGGTATTCATCCTTTGTTAGCAGATATTTTTTACTTAATGATATTCCTAACAGCGCCCAAAATTTCGTCCGTATTTTTACGGAACTCATCATAATGTTTGTCGTCAAGTAAAGTATGTATGTGTTCAGTAGATTCTTCAAATTCGTTTATAACTTTGGATAATTTCAATTTGTATGCTGATAAATAAATCTCATGGATATGATCGTCAAGGTTGTAATCCTTCAGTTCTGTTTTTGGCACACCATGCTTATTCAATAATTCTTCAATGTCTTGTTCGCTTAATCCAATTCCACTTAAATTATATGTAAGCTTAACAACTTTTGCTGATGCATTCATATATGTATCCTCCTAAATATGATATCTGTTGATATTGTATTCCAAATGGAAATTGAATTGCAATGAATAAACATCGTATGATACCATAAGAATAGATAAAGGGAACGGTTGCAGCCGCTCCCCTGTACAACTTACCGCTATAAGAGCGGTCGGCGATGGTTTACGATCACGAAATAGACCGATACCTTGTCCAGGGCGGTCTATTTCCGTTTATGGAAAGAAAGTATCAGAATCACCAATGTTGCAAATTGAATCATCAACATCAGTGTGTCTTTAACTTCCATGGCTTCACCCCCTTTACAGGAGATTAGCCGACCGCCCTTGATAGCCGTTATGTCGTACAACCCAGATTATACCACATTAGTCCTCTGTTAAGAGGGCTTTTTATTTTGCTTAATACACCTTACAATTCTATTAAATAACATCTCAGGAGGCATACTATGAAAGGTCATTTTTATAAACCACGTTGTATATGTCCAAAGGATAAAAAGTGTAAATGTAATGCTACTTGGTCTTATATTATTGATGTTGGCATAAATCCATTGACTGGAAAGAGAAAACAAAAGAAAAAAGGTGGATTCAAAACATTAAAAGAAGCTGAAGCGGCGGCGGCATTACTACAAGTGGAAGTATCCCAAGGGACGCATGTTGAAGAAAGCAATATAACTTTCGGGGAATTTCGTAATATGTGGCTAAAAATGTACGCTAGTACGGGGAAAGTAAAAGTAAGCACTGTACGTGTGAGAGAACACGAATCAGGCAGACTTAACGGATATTTTGAACATTTAAAGCTAAAGAGTATAACTCTAAAAAAATATCAAGATGCGTTGAATGATCTCAAAAATGAAGTAGGTCTCGCAGAAAGTACACTTGATGGAATCCACAGCACTGGAAGTATGATTTTCGGAAAAGCAATGGAATTAGGGTATATCAAGAAAGATCCTACTCAGTATGCACATGTTCCGAAAATTCAGAAAACAGTAGAAGAATTAGAAGAAGAAGAAACACTTGAAAAGTATCTCGAAAAAGAGGAACTAGCTTTGTTTCTACAAACAGCCAAAACCAAAGGGTTGGAACGTGATTACATCATATTCAAGTTGCTATCTTACACAGGTATGCGCGCTGGCGAGCTATGCGCTTTAAAGTGGAAAGATATTGATTTCGAAGAATGTACTATTAACATTTCTCGTACTTACTACAACCCTAAAAACAATATAGTGAAATACATCTTGCTCACTCCAAAAACAAAAACATCCAAAAGAAAAATAGATGTCGACGAAGGATTGATTAAAGATTTAGAACAACACCGTGCTTTTCAAAACGAAGTTCGTATGAGATTTCGTAATACTTATTATGACCATGACTTTGTGATAGCTAAGACAAAGAAGTTACCAGGCTACCCAGAATATATAAAGACCATTGAAAACCGCATGGAACGGCTCCTAAAGCTCGCAGAACTAAATGAGTCTCTTACACCTCATTCACTTCGACACACGCATGTATCTCTGCTTGCAGAGGCTGGAGTGGGTCTTAAAGAGATAATGGACAGGTTAGGTCACAAGGACGACGATACTACTGAACATGTGTATTGGCACGTTACCAAACCAAAGAAAAAAGAAGCCCCTCAAAAGTTCGCAGAACTCATGAAAGGCCTCTAA